TCAGTAAGTTTGGAGTTCTCCATCTCACCCGCTATACCTTTCTTAGGCCACCACTTGATCCGCAACTCGCGCTCAATATCTGCTTGCGATTTTGCATGATCGTCTGCAAATGATGTGATACCTAAAGAGAGAATATCAGGGATTAAATCAACTAAGTCTGAATCTTGAGAGAATGCCATTACCATTTCACCTTGTCTGCCCAGTATGCCGCTGATGCTGTTTTATCTTTACGGCCTCTTGCTATGTCTTTTGCAAACCTAGCCTTAAACGCTCTACGCTTGGCCTTATCTGCTTCGCTTTCGTTTTTACGGGGAGGCTTGTTGTCTGCTCCCTGCTGACCGAATCGAATCAAGCGAACCTTGTCACCCTCTTTAGCCAATACTGCATGGCTCTTCTCTGGGTGATTCCTAGTGCGCTTTGGCTTGTTATAGCCTTCGAATCTTTCGCCACGATACGTTATTGCCATAGTTACCTCAAAAGATAGCCCCCTCCGAAAAGGGGGCATCCATAGTCTTACAGTGCGGCATCCGAAAGGATTTCAACACCGAACGAGTCATCCAACTCGCCAACACCATAAATGGCAGTAGCGTTAAGCTCAAAGGCACGATTAGAAGCATCGCGCTGTGGCTCAATTTGGAAGTCGCGCTTCATAGCGATAGCAAGTGCTTCTGGAGCGAATACCGCGCCTTTAGCATCGTCATTACCATCGATAGAAACATTAGCAGACTCATATACATTGATCCCAGCGATAGTACCAACATAACCGTTACGCATTGCTTCATTCTGCAAGTCGCCACCATTTGGATTAGCAAAGGTGTTAGTTAGGTTAGCTTTCAACTGGTACGCCTGATATGGGTGTACTACAGCATTGATTACGCCAGTAACTTTGTTAGCGCGTAGAGTTGCGGCCGCCTTGAATAGGTCAGCTACAGTGATCTCTGCACCAGCAGAACCGATAGAGCCAGAGAATCCATCAAACAAAGCAATCAGGTCAGTATCCATCTTAGTAGCGATAGCGTTACCAAGTACAGTGCCTAATTCTTCAGCAGGATTGCCAGCACCCATAGCGGCTAGATCAGTCAACAACACCTGTGCGCCTACTTCGCCAACAGTTACAGAAACTGAGCTAGTAGATACAGTGGTTGAAGTCATGTCTGTGCCTTCGGTCAAATCAGCGGCCGCTATTGCAGGGTACTTAGGAACCTGAATAGTTTTGCCAGCTTGTGCACCGATGTTGTACTGAGTAACTAGACCCAGCATTAAAGACTGCTCTTCAGCAGTGAAACGAGCCTGAGCGATAATATTCGCAAATAGATCGTCAAGAGTAGTTGAAGTTGTTGCGGCCATTTTAAAAGTCCTCTAAATAAAAATAAAATTGTGGTTTGGTGGTTACGCTTTTTTCATAGCGGCAAATGCTTCTCTGCCACCATCACTCCAGTTTGCAACCATATCTGCCACAGATTGAGGCTTCTGTGTCGAGCCACCAGCGTTACCCATCGAGCCAGTGCCACCTTGTGACGCTTTGACCATATGCGGGTTTGCTGTCAAGAATTCAGCTACCATCTCATTGACTGATAGCAGATCACCGCTGTCATTGTAGCGCGGTGTGCCGTTATCGTCTAGCACCTCTACATTGCCGTCATCTGACAGGCGAGTATTGGTTTTAAGTAACTGAGAAACTTGATTCGGATTCACAGCGTTATTATTGGAAGCCGCGCCCAGTATCGCTCCATCTACTAGCGTCTGCTGCAACTTGCTTTTATAACTCTGTATTTCCATATCTTTCTTTTCAACAGTCTTTTTCAGAATATTGTCAAACTCTCCGCGCTCTTTCTGTCGCTCTAGTTCTGCGGCTTCTTTTTGTGCCAGCAGTTCTTTGGCTTCATCAATGTCTACGCCAGACAGTTTCTTGTCGAACTTGCGTTGCTCCCTTGCAACTCTATCCGCAACAATGCGGTCAAGTTCATCCTGAGTAAAGGTTTTAGTTTCCTGACTTTGTTCTGCCACAGTTTCAGTCTCTGCTTCTGTACCCATGATTTCATCGCTCATGTAACGTGCCTCTTAAAGAGTATTGGTGAATCCGTAGTGTATCATAAATGGTTATTTTTTAACCATCTTCTTCTTTTTCTTCTTTTTAGGTCTGCCGACCTTACTGCCGTATGTACCTTTACCTTGTGGCATGATTTATTCCTCTAGCACTGGTCTGAAATGATGGCGGCAGTTATAGCCGCCCCTTACAATAAACGGATCGCCAGATGCTTTACCTTTCCAGCTACCCGCCCATGTCTCTTCGATCTCTTCAGTGGTGAACACCTGATTAACGTGTTCCCTACAAAATGGCCTTGTATCTCTAATGGTTGTGCCGTAATACTTCCACTTCGTCGCGCCTGACTCTTTACCAATCGCGGTGTTAATGGAGGCATCAAACTGCATCAAGCTATCCTGCGCCATCTGGGTGCTGTAGCGTCTAAGGTTATTGCCAACTCTATCTCTAGCGTACAGGGTTTGAAGTTTCTCTACCGCTGCTGCGCTTTCTGCCGCTGTGCCTGTCCTTGCCACATCAACTAACCGCTGTGCCTCTATGTCATCAGACTGGATGTAAACGCCATTTACCGAATGCCGAATAGTCTTTACCGAATCTGCAAACGCTCTGCCTGTAAGGGTGTTCTGGTAAACCTCAGTCGCTATGACATCAAGGTACTCGTTAGCGATAGCCTCAAACCCTTGGAATGATAACCGCTGGAGTTGGCTAATTACCGCAGGGCTTGCCGTTGTGAAGCTACCATAGGTCTTTAACATTGCAGCCGCATCACCTGCCACACCATTGTAGTCGCGTATCATCGAGTCAACAGTCGCTAGGTACGTTTCATCAATCGCCAGCCTTATCTCGTTACGCGCAGAGATAGCCCATTCCAGATCGAACAGATTGCCATCCTGTAGAGGCGCAGTTGCCATAAGATCAGCAACCCTTTCCTCTAGCGTTACCAGAGCCGCCTGTAGCCTTTCCTGATGGCTATCGGCTAACTTCTCCAGCACTTCCGAATAGGCTGTATCCGCTGGCATTACTCAGCAACATCCTGCTCTGCAAACTGACCCAGCACCTGTGACCCGCTTTCAATCTCAACATGCGATTTAGCCAGTGCCTCATCGTCTAGGATTAGGTCGCTGATCTTCTTGTCGATCTCTTGCATTAAGGTAACTGACTTAACGCCAGTAGATCGCATCTGCTGTAGGAACAATAGTTCTTTATCGTAATCACGCAGGTCGAATGCGTCTGGGTAGAATATCTCTATATCGGGGGTGATACCCTGCCACTCACAGAACAACTGCCATAGCTGCTCTTCTGCCAGTTCTAGTATGTCGGCCTTCTCTGATAGCTTGGCGTTCAGCATCTGAAACTCTGTCTGCATAGCTACGCCTGATTGGGTCATTGCCTCAGTACCGCGAACAGCACCCATGTGGCTCATGCGGTTAATCGCCTCAACCTTATCCTTTATCGAGTTGCGAACAGCGTCAAGGTTCTGACCGCTGGGCTGTAACTGAAACGGCTTTAGGCTGGCATCCATGTCATCAGGCATATTGATAATAGCACCTGCTCCTGCACTGGCATCGGTCTGGTATGACTTAACCAAGGTAGGGTGGTTACTGATTCTGATTAGCTGCTCGATCTCAGATAGCTCCTGATAGATCGCTCGCTGCATATAGGCCGCGTCTGCTATATCACTAATGCCAATACCGCGAACAACTGATCTCTGGGCAGGTAGGAATACAGCAGGTATCTTGCCTAATACGTTATCTTCTTGCTCAACCATGCGCTCGTTTTCATTTACCGCATGCCATAGCTGTACGCTGTCTTTAGTCCAGATGCGATACCAAGTATCAGTCTGAGTATCTGTAACGCGGTCGATGGCTTCCCTTATCTTTAGGTACACCAGTTCAAACCTGCCGCTGGCCGTTCTCTCGTACTTCCAGTCAAATACATTCTCAGGGGTGAACATGGTTACATAAGGCCGAATGTCTTGCTCTAACTCTTCTGCCTTTGTTCCTGCTGTAGATTTAGGCTTGTCCATCATTAGCCACACATGGCCGTAAACGCTAGACCAGACCTGTGCCTGTCGCATAAACGCATTAAAGCTGCGCCCATCGAGATCAGCATCATTAAGGAAAGGTTCTAGGGCTACGTTGCCAGCGGCTGAGTTAAACGCTCTGGTTGGTGCTACTCGCCACAGGAAGCTAGAGTAAATGTGAACGATGTTTTTGCAGTGGTTATCTATCGGGGTTAGATCGAGCCTTCGGTTGTACTCGTCTTTATCCTCTGAGATGTAGCGCGTTAGATACGCCCCATCTATGTAATCTTCGCCACCCATGTAGCTGCGTAAATAGAATTCCCAGCGCGACTCGTTATTGTCGTATTCGGGGTGAGTTGTTTCGATTGTTTTCATCAAGTCCACCTAGTCGGTTGTGGTGTGTCGTATTCTGTGCGAACTGGGAACAAGTATTCTACCAAGTAACCAAGGGCATCATTCATATGATCGAACCCGTCTTTATTTGGTATGCTCGTTCCTTCTTTGTATGTCTGCCGTTCAAGCGACTTAATCGTCTGCTTGCATTTCGGGCTGATATACAAATGCCGTTCACCATCACTCGACAGTAAACGACTATTTACAGCATTAATTCTATCCCTAACTAATGCGTGAGTTTTCTTCGCCTTAACGCTAAATCCTGCGTTTTGTAAGATCGACAAATCAGTGCGACCACCAGCAGATGTTTTCCGCTGTCTTGATGCTGGGTCAGGATAGATAATAATATTCCGCGTCGGGTAGCGGTCTATAATCTCCGCAACCATCTCGTCGGTATTAGACCCATACATGACAATCTCGTCAACGGCATACAGCGTCCCGCCTTTACGCACACAGATAACGGCTGACATGGGGTCAAGGTTAAAATCCATACCAATATGGAGTGTACCATTATCATCGTCTAACGCCAATACAGACTCTTCTCTGCTGAACGAGTAATAAATCAATCCTGAGTAAGTAACAAACTCCGCGCAGTATTCCTGATTAAACGTGCGCTCGTCTAAATCCTGTTTAGCTTGCTCGATCTCTGTTGCAGGAACATTGCCGCCCTCGATGGTGGTGTACTGGAACGACTCCCAATCATCTGCGCCATCAACACCCTTTGCCCACAGGTCATAAAAGTGATTGCGGCCTTTAGGTGTACCAATAAACATTGCGCCACCTTGCCGATCAGACAGGGAGGCTCTCAATACTTCAAACCATGCCTCTGGCCGCATGTCTGCAAACTCATCTAGCACGACATAATCTAATGCACGACCTCGCAGGTTGTTTGGTTTCTCTGCCCCCTTTAGGGCAATCACAGAGCCGTTAATCAGCTTTATCGTCAGGGCTGTTTCGTTGGTCTTTTGGATATACTCTTCTGGGATGGTATGGATTAGCATGTTCCAGCATATCTCTTTTGCAGCCCCATAGGTCGGGGCAACATACCAGATGTTTCTATTACTGCCAGCAATGGCTGCTCTTAACAGCGAACCAGTGGCAAGAAAGGTCTTTCCGAATCTACGCCCTGCAACTACAGCAACAAACCTAGCATCACTGAGGAATATTTCACTCTGCGGCTTTGTTAATTGCATCTTTGTCCACAAGTATCTGGATTGGTGGAATCTCTTTTACTGGCTCAACATACTGGTCGCCCCAGCTTTCCCTGTCTCTGCTCTTTAGATAAAAGATCATGCAGGTATTGTCGCCATCAATGGCTTTCTCAAACAATTTGCTTGTTACTTCCTTGATACCTTCACTGCGACCTCTTTTTATAGCCTCTAAAAACTCTGGATATTCCTTCTGCCGCTCGTAAACAGTTGCATCGGACACACCCAAGCAGTCAGCTATTTGCGCCACTGTAAGGCCACGAGAAGCCATCTCTCGCGCTTTACGACAGGCTAGTTCGTCAGGTATCCATTTGGGTCTGCCCACTGTCATACTTCTGTCCCGAATACTTCATCTGCGGTGAGTGTAGGTTCTTCTGGCGTTTGCTGCTCGATCATATCCCCAACAGCCTCATCAACCGACTGCGCCCAGTCAGCTAGAGCCTCTCGGATGGTGTGACGTTGGACATCGGTTTGCAAAATAGAATCCATGATGGCATCAAACTGAGCCAGATGATCTTCTAGCTCGAAAAATAGGCATTCGTCTACCCGATTTGTTACTTTGATTGAGTCCATAACATACCCCTAACGTAGATGGATAGGGGCATTGTATAGGGTTTTACACAGGAATGTAAATTATCTGAGATCGTCTGCGGCTACTGCGGTTAGTGAGATTAGGGTAAAGATGATTATGTATAGCATTTTGCCTCCTAGTTGATTAAGGCGGCATCTTACAGTCTATCGGTTATGATCGGAAATGCTTGTTTCTTATCAGGTTTATACCACTAACGATATGTATTTAAATGTATATTCTATTGCATAAAAAAACCCCTACAGAGCGAATCTAGTAGGGGGTGGGAAATAGAGAGTGCAGAAAACGTTTAAACACTCTCACAGGATTAATAGCCCGTTGCGGCTCCCCAGTGGGCTAGGCTGGGTCAAAAGGTCAAAGTAACCTTGGCCTGATGCGTATTGGTCGCCAGTGCATCACTCTGACAGGAAGGGAATATGAACCCCTGACCGATGAATTTACCCGATTAGCGATACCAGCACCGATAACGCTACCAATATCCCTGCAAACTGCCCTCTAGTGACCTCTACAGGCGTTTTAAGCCATTCTTTTGCCCTATCCATTGCATCGCTTTGATGGGCTTCTTTTATCGCCTTGTCTGCTAATTTGTGGGCTTCTTTTATCGCTTTTTTTAGATTGCTCATCTTTCACCTCTTTAATTTCGATTGCAGGATATAACTCTCTCAAACGCTTCCACTCATTTAGTGTTCCCATGTAAACGCCCTCACTATGTTTTGGTAGTTGCAGAATTCCTCCCAGACCTTCTCCCTCAGAGTATCTTCCAAATAGAGATATATCCTGCCCCTTATCAGTTCGTCAAAGTCATCATCATTCAAGATAGCCCTAAAGTCATCTAACGCCTCAGACCAGAAACCATCATCATCACACTGATGGCGGTATTTGTTCTCTTTAGACTTGAAATAGTAAGCCAGCGACCCAGATGGTAATGCTTGATACTGGCCTATTCGATAGGTTAAATCCAGTATTGCGGCAAAGTTATCAGAGCAGGTATGGGGGAATATATCATCTAGCCAAGTCGGGTGCATTCTTAACCAAGTGTAACAGGCAGCATCTTTCTGGCTGTCGCTTAATTCGATCAGATCACCATCCCATCTATCGTCGATTGATGTGATCCAGCCCACAAAGTCTTTTAAATCAGCTTTCATATTATTATCCTTAAAAAAGCCCCCCGAAGGGGGCAAGAGGGGGAAAACTAGCAAACACCATATTTGAGACAGTCGGTGTATTCCATATTAGATACAATGGTAAATATAAGA